GGAGAGGGTTACTGCTATATCTGTTGTTTGGTGTAGCAACCACAATATAACTAGAGTTGTTAAGCCTATACTTAACGTTTGTAGTTCTGGACTCACTTTTCCCCCTTTACTTTGCATTTTTTACTACAGTTCCAATTATTATTTTTGAAACAATTTATATGGTGCAATTTACTCATTATGAAACCAATGCCTCTGGACTTGTTTCAATAATGTAGCATTGTTTACAAATATATTTTTTGCTTTCTTTTATAATTATATGCTCATCAAACATTCTCATAAGATTATTGCATTTACTACAAACATGAGACTTTCTACATGGTTTTAAATCTGTTTCGTTTATATAAGACATTATTCCCCCTTTAATTCCCTTAGTTTTTCATTATCTGCAATAATTTTTTTAATATTCTTAATATATTCTTTTAAACCTAATACAAGATTTTCGGACATTTCCTTTGGTGAGGCTTGTCCTAAAGCAAGTTCTTGACTTTCATTATTTATATGAAAATAATTATTAGGCATTGTAAATTCTTTATCTGTAACTTCAACTTCATAAATATCAATTTGAGCAAATCCTGTTAATCTGCCGACATAATTAGACACAATGCTTTGTGCGTCAATATTATCCATATTAGATCCTAACTTTATTAAATAAGTTTCATTGATCCTTTTAGCAGGTGTATCTGAAAATCTTTTATATGATCCCTTAACTCTAATAAAGTAAGGTGTCATTTTATTTTGGTAGTCAGTATTTGTTTTGTTCATATAATAATATTACCACAATATTTAATCTTTGATTAAAAAAAACATAAAAAACCGTATTTTTTTTGAATAACCTGGATCTAGTTAGTTAGTTGAACATATACGCATAGACAGATAGACCACGCCTTAAAACAGCCCTAAGTGTGCGTTTTAGGGCATATATTGGCTAAGTCCTGCAATAAGCACAGCCAATACGGTTGTCCACGCTAAAAGTTCACTTCTGGATATTTTCTGGTTAACTTTCTCGTGTAAAGCGTCTATTCTAATGTTCATGTCTTTTTGGCCCTCTAATAAAAGAGCTAGCATTTCCTTTTGAGTGTATCCGTTATCCGCCATTAGGTCCTGTAATCCAATCCCAATCTTCTAAATCTCTTAAAACGTCTCTTTCTCTAGCTATTCTGCGATCGTCAATAAGATTATTAGAAAAAGATAAATTACTTAGCCAAGAAAAAAAATTTTTTAAAAAATAACCAAAAATAAAACCTATAAAATAATCCATTAGTCTCTAAATCCTATTGTTAAAAGCCAAACAGCTAAAGTGATCAATGTAGCTATTCCTGTTATTTGCTGGGCAGAACCAGTAAGAGTAAGCGTAGCAATAACTAAACCTACTAAGGTCCAACTTAAATTTAAAGTTTCTTTAATAGCTTTTATAAGCCAATTCCATAATTTTTTTAACACTAACCTCTCCTAAACATGAAAGCTGCCATAGATGCTATTCTAGTTAAAATAACTGGGACTACAACTTCTTGAGCTTTTTCCTTTTGGTCTGAAGTCATGTCATCTCCTAAATTAGATAAATTTATTTCTTGTAAATTAACATCAATTAAAACTTCTATTGGATTTTCTAAAAATTCCTCAAATTGTACTTCTGTAACAACATCAGCCAAAGTGTAATTTTCTACATCAGTATTTTCTACTGCTCTTTCAACATATTCTTCTACTGCTTGAGCAACGGACTCATCTTCTTTAACAGCTTCAGCTATTATTTCAACATCTTCTTTTTCAACTTGTAAGACTTCAGCAACAACTTCTACTTGTTCCTCTGTTAGTTTCTTTACGTCATCAATAGCTTCTTCAACTACTGCCTGAACAACTTCCTGAACTTCTTCAGTAGCTTGGTCTAAATTCTGGACACCGATATCATTAACTTGTTCTATAACTTCTATTACTTCTTCTGTTTCAAGTTCTTCTACGTATTCTTCAATAGCTTCTTCTTTAGCTTCTTCGTATTCCTGGATCTCTTCCTCAGTAAAATCTTCTAATTCTTCTTCTGTTACTTCTGGAATATCTATTTCTATTATTTCTTCTATAACTTCTTCTATTTCAGCTACTTCTTCAGCAATATTTTCTTCTGAAATCTGTTCGTCAGCCATTTCTGTAATAGGTAATCCTTTATCTTGTTGTTCTTCTTCCAAAGGTAAAGTATCATCTGTAAGTAAATCTTGTTCAGTTTCAATTTCATCTTCAATAAGCTCATCTTGTATGCTTTCTAAATCCTTTTCTATATCCTCTGGATCTGGTGGGAATATATCATTAGCAATAAGTATATCTATTAAATCAATTTCTTCTTCTACTTCAATAATTACTATTTCAAATTCTTCTAGTTCCTCTATGTATTCTTCTACTTCTAAAATAACTTCTATATATTCTTCAAATTCTTTTTCTAATTCTTCAATTTCTTCATCTGTTAATTCTTCGTATTCTTCATCAGTAAGAATTAAACCTAATTCTTCTAAATATTCTTCTTGTTCTTCTATTAATTCAAGTTCTTTTTCTAATATTTCAGCTTCAAGCTCTATTAATTCTTCTAATTCTTCAATTTCCTCTTCAGTTAAATCTTCAATATATACTATTTCTTCATCAATAATTAATATTTCTTCTTCGTATTCTTCATCTATTTCTTCAGTAATCACTAGATAAATTTCATCTTCTTCTTCATATTCTTCATAGATTTCTATATCGCAGTCGCCCCTTTCAATTTGAGCGTCAGTCATGTCGCAACCGTAATCTTCTAAATTGCTAGAGCGTTCCATATCTCTTTCTACTGTTCCGTCATCTACTTCTGTTTGTGTGTATTCAAGTTCTTCACCGTCAATTTCAACAATTACTATTGGGATAGTTGTAGTTGTAGTTGGTGGTGGCTCTGGCTCAGGCTCTGGCTCAGGTGCTGGTGGAATAGTTGTTGTTGTGGTCGTGGTTGTTGTCGTTGTTGTAGTTGTTGTGGTGGTCGTAGTCGTAGAATTGGTGTTATCGTAAATATAATAAACATTATCAATAAGCCACCAATCTTGTAAGTTATCAGCTACGCCCGGTATTACAATCTCGTTGATCGTTGTTCCAGTAGGTGCAGATAAAGTTACTTGATTTGGATTATTTCCGTCGTTTGTTGCAATATTAAAAGTAGCAGAAGTTGAGTCATCATAGTAAATAGTCCCTGTTGAAGCTGTATCCACAGCCATTGTAAGAAAACCTACTTGAGAAATAGGTTTAGTTTCTGAATTAGGGAATGCAATAGTAAGTGCGTCTGTTGAACTACGTAGTCCAAGCTGATACCTGTCGCTTCCAAAATAAGGGCTTCCACCGTGGCAGTCCATATCTTCAATGTTGATAGATCCAGGTACTTGAGAATTATCGCAATTAGTTTGGGCAGATACAATACTGTCGCTAGCACCATAAAGAAACGTAATGTCTTGATTAAGTTCTTGATCGTCAAAATTTTCAGTAACAGTTGTATTTTCTGCGTAAACTGGTGCTGGAATAATTAATAGACATACTATTAATATTCTTGATAATTTATTGCCCACCACAGTTGCAGTTGCCACAGCAGTCGCCCATTACCCACCTACCTTAAATAATATTTCTCTAATTACTTCTTCTATAATTATTAAATTTTGATTAAAGCCAGTAATACTTTCCGAATATGCTTGTACTTGTGCTTTCAATGTTGCTACTTCTTGCTGTAAATCGTTTACTGTTTTAAACAACCAACCAACTAAAGCAGCCAAACCACCTTGTAGTATTTGTCCTAAATTAACTTGTGCTTTCATTTTTAATCTTCGTATGTAGCCTTTGGTTTATATTGTTCAAGTGCGTGCTGTATAACAGTTATAAAACTTGTTAAAAAAGCAACGCCGACTAATTGAAAAACATCTGCGTCTATTATCCCACTTGAATTAGCTAACCATAAAGATATTGCTGATTGAAGTCCTGTTCTAAATGCTTTTGACAGCATAAACTTCCAATAAGCTTTTGCATTACCCATAATTTCTCCTAAATTATTCTTCTTCATCTAGATTACCACCAAATTGCCTACGGTTATAATCTTTGCACTTTTTATTTCCACAAACAAATTTGGTAGTTGTAGCTATATATAATAAATTTTTTTTACATTTTGGGCATGAAATTTGCATGAGGGATCACCTCTTTTTTGAATATGTTATATATTTAGAAGTATAGTATTTTTATATAATTTTCTTGCTAATAATAGATTTAATTGCTTTAATTTCAGATAACATTTTATCCATTTTGGCGTCCACCATGCCTGTTAGCATTACATCATCAGTAGCTTTATTAGATATTTCTTTTTCTTCTAAATTAATATTTGTATATTTTATAGTTACTTTTTCGCCGTTCAATATAGCTTTAGCAATTTTTGGATAAGCCTTTTTATAAGCGTCCCCAGAGCCACCTACAAATCCGTCTTTTCCTTTATCTAAATCTTGTTGTGTTTCTCCTAAAAGCAAACAACCAGCAGTATGTTGGTCAGTGTTGCCAGTGTGG